GGTCTCGCATTCGTAATTTCTCAGGTAATTCTGGCAAGCCAGCGCGGTTTTGAGGGTCAGCGCCTTTTCGATGTATTTACCGCTTACCGCGCCCGGATCGCTCCCGCCGTGCCCGGCGGCGATGTAGATTGTGGGTTTTGACATGTTGATCGCTCCTTGTTGATAATATAATTGATAAGGCCACGCCAAAAATTGACGCGGCCAATATCGAAATAGTGATGCCCGCCGCTGCGGCCTGATCTCCTTAACGGTATCCAATGACATGCGTAATAACCCAGCCTGCGGGCACTGCGTCAAATTGCACTTTGGTATAATCTCCTCCACTGCGCCAGCGCATGGTAGAGGTCACGACCGCGCTCGCGTCGTTGTAGCGGATGCGCTGCGACGCCTGACCCATTGTCATGCAGCCAAACAGGTTCATCAAGCGGTAACTCGACGTGCTGGTCCCGAGTGCTGTAATGACAGCTACCATACGGTACTGATTGATGCCGTTGGTAAGCGTGACGGTTGACGGGGCAGTGGATGCAGACGTCAGTTCACCGGTCCAAAGTATATCAGCGCTTTGTGCGGCAGCAATCCCGTCCTCGATCTTGTTCATATTCACCGCATTGACCGGTGTGCCTACTTGCACGCCCTCAATATGATCCTTCCACTGTGTTTTCTGATAGGCCATAGAATTTTACCTCCGTTATTTAAAGTAAGCTGTGCTGTCGCCGCAATAAAAATCGCCGCAGAAATGATACCGGTAATCTCCCGGCACGCCGCCACACAGGATCGTGCCGCAGCGGGTGACGTCAAAATCATCTGCTGTTTTGTCTTCATACCGTTCTAAAAAGGTAAACGGCGCCTCCCAGCGGTTGAGGTCGCGGTAATCAACGACATCCCCTGCCGCCCAGGTCCTGCCGCTGTAATCCAGCCCAAATGCCCGAGCGAGTTCCCCGCAGCGATCTTCAATCAATTGTAAATTGGCCGCCGAATAAATGGCCCGAACGGTAAACGGCGTGAAGCCATAGCTCCACGCCGTACCGAATATTTTGTTGTATGCGTCCGCGATGGTCTTGCAATTTTGCAAAATCCGGTTGAAGGCCAGAGCATCGTTATTGCCTGCCTGGCCACCCTGCACCAGGTCAAACGTCTCGCCGTCGTCCGTTACATACAGGTCAAGATAGTCTCGGGGCGTCCAGCCCGTCTTAATATGCATCAGCCCTCACCTCCCAGATTGATCATCCAATCCGGCTGGCGGACCGTAGTGCGCATCGTGAGCGCCCCATCGTAATCGATCTCCTGCTTGATGATCACGCCGTTCAGAGGGCCGTATTTGCCCTCCACCGTGACCGGGTCACCCACTTGCAGGGACGCATCCCCACGCCAGTTGCAGGTGATGTCCGCCTTGCCGTAGGTCCGCCGGAGATACATACCCCAGGTGAGCCGATCGAGTATGCCGACCGGGATTGGATTGTCGACGGACATGCGGTTCTGCGCCTTGTTGACCACGCTGTCCTTTTCGGAGGTGCCGGAGCCTGTCTGATCCTCAATCTTTTTGCCGTACAGCCTGACCGTGACATTGTACTCATCCGGATCCGTAAACACAGCGTCCGTCCTGACAGTAATCCGGATTGCATAGGAGGTCGCTGAGACCAGCGTCACAACAAAGTCGCTTGCGTAAGGATGCTCCACTTCGCAGCGGGTGTATGCGACCGGCTCCTCCGTAATCGCTGTGTAAGTGACAGGCACGCCTTTGGCGGTCTGTATGGCAGCGGTAGCCGCAAGGATTTCTTCGCCCGTATCTTCATACCGGTGCCAGGTGTAATCAATGCCGCCGAGCTCCTCGCGGGCCTCAATGGACGGATGCTCGTAGGACTGATCCAACGGGATTACGGCAACCGGCGTACGGGACATGGCGGTCAGCCGGGCATTGCCGTCCGCGTCGACATACAGCAGCTTGTGCAGGTATTGTGATACATGTCGCAGGCACTCCAGGCGGTTTGTGCCTTTATCAAAGGCAGTCGGGGCCGATCCTGTAAAATCCGTCGCCGGGATCCACGGGCTGGCCCCAAGGCCGAGCACGAAATCCGCGAGGCTCTGATTATGGAGGTGGTCAAGGGAGCGGGCGTTGGGCTTTGCTGCGCCCTGCAATTTGCCGAGGATATCCACGGCATGCAGCTCGCCTGTACCGCCCTTGCTGGTGGCTTTGGGGCAATAGTAGGCGCCGACTTTGGCATAGACAGGCTTGTGCTGCCCGTCGGATACGCCAATCCAGACGGTCATGATCTGATCCGACCGGACAGCGGATGCCACGCCCGCGGGGTTCGCCGGGTCGAACATGCCCAAGGGATCGGGATAGGTCAGGGTGCATTCGCCCGTTGGGATGGACTGATTCGTCGGGTCACTCTCCGCGATCAGATTGCACGAGTAGAGGCTATCTCCGGTGGCCTCGAACAGCACGCCGTTTGCGATCTCCCGGATGCGGGCTCTATGAAACGGGTGGTTCCACTTGCTGACGATGACCGTAACCGTATCGTAGGCGGCGCAGATACCGGTGATGTACACAATGGGCTGGTCATTGTTGCGGATGTGCCATTCTTGATGGTAAATTTCCGTGGACGATGCACCGTCGATGTTGACGTCAAAGTCTACGGCGTATTCATTGGCTGCGGGATCAAGGCAGATGGTCAAAACGCTGATCGCACCGCCATTGCGGGTACAGCTGAGCTTGACAGTGTCCGCGGCAAACAGGCCGTCCTGATCGGACAGGGCGTTGGAGAGATAGCCGTAGACCTGACCGGCCCAGCCGTTGACGAGGGCACGGCCGTCGAGGGGTGTGCGGTTATATTCGCCCGAGGCGTAGAGACGGTGGGGCGGGGATTTGTCCCATTGGATGGGCATACAAAGGCTGTGCGCGGTGCCGTGGGCGTTGATGTCCGTCGGCCAGCTTAATGGATCGAGCCGGACAATGAGGTCTGTGCGGCGTTCAGAGGCGGCGCTATAAGTGTGGTATTCTTGCGGGACGGTGAGCATGGGGATCACCTACCTTTCAATGAAGTTCCATTTGACATTTTGATAGCCTTGCGGGATATCGTTTCGATCCAGGCCATTCAGCTCTGTGGCGGTGACGTCGGAGCCGTAAAACTCCTTGGTCTTTTTCGTCATGGTGGTCGCGTCGTAGTAGTTTAGTCGGAAGAAATTTTTCCCTGCGCCCATCTGGCGGAGCTGCGCATATTCCCGCGCAGTCATGTACAGCCAGACGCAGTTGATTTTCTCCTTCTCGGCAAGCAGCTCCTTGTTGAGCAGCGCGCCCTTGCCCACGGTGCGGCTGGCCTTGGTGACAACCTGCGTGACGGTGTGCTCACAGGTGGAGGGCGGCTTGGGGAAGGATTTGCCGTCGATTGCGTAGATGATGGGGATCACCTCCTTTCAGGGCATGAGAAAAGCGCCTACCTCTGATGAGATAGACGCTTCGAAAATATTTCAACTGATTTCATATATTTGCTCGTATTCTTTTTTGTGAAGAATTAAAGGCTTAAGTTTAATGTTCATTGGCACGTTGACATGGTTCTCGGTTGAACTCACTTCTCTTAAAGTTGCTCCTCGCGAGAATTCTTCTACAAGTTTAGAATCTGGACTTGCCACCTTTAGCCACGCCGCATCAATGCAGTCTTCTATAGTGGTTTGCACATTGGATATTATATCGAATATATTCATAATACATAACGCTCCCTTTTTAATTATTATACTCTCCGATCGCTAATTTTGTCAATCATTCCGATCAAATGTCTTCCATCATTTGAATGTGCAAGCAATAGTCGAAGAAAGGGTAAAGCCCTTCGGCGAAGCTCAAAGCCATTTTTTCTATGCTTTTAAATTTAGTGCGATTTAATGTTTTAGGTGCATCCACGCATAAAAATGCAATAACTTGAAAGTCGGAGTAAAAGCTATCGCTTTTTCCAATGGGAACTACGAACACTGTATTATATTTGGATAAATATTCATCTGACGAATTTTTATATACTATTTTTTTCTTAAGTAAGGCCGAAACTGTTAGTTTAAGGTTATGAGTGCAAAATCGCGGTAAAATTCCTTTAATGATCAGATCAAAATCTGTATTTTCAGATGCTAAAATATCTTTTGTATCTTTAAGACGGTTTTCGGGAGTTCCCAAGGAACGACATAAAGTAGCAATTTTAATAGGCTCTTTATCATCAATTACGAACTTAATACACACGCTGGAATCCCAATTCATAGAAACTCGAAATGCTTTTTCAATATGATTGCACATATTCATGGCCTTCTCCGTCATATAAGCATAAAAGAATAAGCGATCTTTGGGGTTTACAAGTTTCATCGAATGTGTTTCAGCTTTGAATGCTCTCAAACATTCTTGAGTTGAGTTCAAAATCGCGAGTTGAGTGTGGTTTTTGGTCTTCCGATAAACAAGCATAAAAATAACAAAGAACACTATCCAGATAAGGAAAAGAAGCAAAGCAGATTTCCAGTTGTCTTTAATGGATATTAAATACAACTCTCCTTTTATGACTTTATTTGAGAAAACTATTCCCGCAATGAAAGGAACCCCAACAGAAAAATTCGCTGATATAGCGGATATACTTTCTGTTCTGTCCAGCCAATCTTTACTCACGCTCAATTTCACCTCACTTTAAATTTGTTCCATAATAGCACAATTATTTTAAAAGTCAATAAAATACATAAAATTACTTTTTCATACATTATTGAAAAAGTTCTAAAGGGATAAAACGCAATGATTGAACCCGCACTTGATTGCAAGTGCGGGTGTTTCTCTATTTTGACTGCGCTCAGCTTGTGTACTTCACGCGGTAATTCTTGCCCTTCGCCGCGATCGGGCGAGGGCTGCCGTGTCAGGCCTCTCGCGGGGCCTGTGGATTGAAATGGGGCCTGTGGGTTGAAATCTTTACAAAATCCCCCTCTTGTGTTACATTTATTTTGTGATGTGAGAGGGGGATTTTGTCTTGAAATGTAAAAAATGTGGCCGTAAAGGTCTATTTTTAAAGGTAAATGCAGACGGTCTGTGCGACGTTTGCGAAAACTACCAAACTGGTTCCTTCTTTCAGCCTTCAGGCCCCAAAATTATGAATTGGGAAACACAGGAGATCATAACAAAAACAAAAGACAACGGAACTCCAGAAGCTATGCCAGAGGCGGTTAAAATGGAGGTTTTGAAAAGAGCAAAGGGATGCAGCGCGAGCTCTCCGCTTACTGGGATCATCAATAGGTTCTCTGACGATCTTCCGGGGGTAATTGCTCAATTGAAGAGGGAAGAGCTGCTCACAGAGGTTTCCTTCGCGGATGATCTCTCTTTGCTGAAAATGCCGCAACTAAAAGAAATATCAAAAAAGTTCAATTTGAAAGTGTCGGGAAAGAAAAACGAATTGATTGAAAGAATTCAGGATAACGTGTGGAAGGAAGAGCTTTTAGAAGATTTCCCTTTTTTAAACGATAGGGTATATATAATTACTGAGAAAGGAAAAGAGGCACTAAATGCGTATGCGATTGCAGAGGAATCGAAACTAAGAAACCTTGAGGATGAATGCTTTGATCTTATTTGCCGGAAAAGAATCGGAGATGCGTATAAGCGTGTAGAGATATACCGGGAAGAACAACGCATTCCACGCGAATCTGAGGAATATGGGAACTCAGGGGGCTATGCTGAATTAAGAGAAGAAGAATCGTATGGAATATATTGCTTTATGAATTCAAGATTGGAACTTCCTTCAGGTTTATCCGAATACGAATATCAAATGAAGGCCATCTTAGTCACCACTTATCTTATCGGTGCTACCGTTCCCCGCCTTGGCCCGTTGGCAGAACGAGCACTGCGCATTCCGCTCACTGATGAAGAAAGGGGATTTTTGCCGCATCTTTTTCATGATGCATTTATTCTAATCTGCAACAATCGAGAGTTATATTTTTATAAACAAAATGGGATAGAACAGTATACTTTTTTGGCCGCTTTGGACGCGAAAACCTGCCCAATTTGTGGCGAAATGGACAAGAAAATATTTTATACATCTGAGGCACAAATAGGAAAAAATTTTCCACCTTTGCATCACGGATGTAGATGTGGAACGGTCTCTTACTCTAAGGATGATTCCCCGCACATGCGCAGAGCTAAAAATCCCGTGACAGGGGAAAGCGAATTAATAGAGAGCATTTCATGGAGTGAATGGACTGCAAAGAATAAAAAATAATCCGTTCCTCCCTGCTATTGTGGCAGGGAGGATTTTGTTATTTACCAGTCGCCGGAGCGGATAAGCTCCTGCTTGACGTACTTTGCGCTGCCACGGCCTAGATTACGACCGTCCAGATCAACCACCACTTCGGGGGAGAATAAATCCGGCCCCAGCGCCGAGATCGCGGCATAAACCGCGCGATAGATCACATCGTACTGATTGCTGCGGTCGGACTGGAGTACACCGGCGACCGTGTCGCGCATGATGGATTGCGGCGTTGCGATCTCCGGGTTGCTGGCTGCTCCTGGGTACTCGCCAACGCCGATAAGCGAGCGATCGGTAAATACGCCGCCTTTGGCGTACCACTTGACGTTGACCGAGGGGCGGCCCTGCAAGCCCATCTGTCGCCAAGCTTCCCCCTCAGCGCCCCAAGTGTCGTAGTTTAGCTCAAAATGAGGAGTTTTGATGCGAGGGAAAGACAGGTTGCGGAAAGCGTCGGTGAGGCCTTGTGCCGCCTGCTTGCCGATGGCTTTGAATGCGTCATAAGAAAACGAGGATTTAAAACTGCTTTGGATGCTCTCGGCGGCTCTTTGCATAGCGTCTTTTGCGGGGCGCGTCTGGTCTTTGATGCCGTCGGTGTATCCCTCCAGGCTCCATTGACCGTATCTTTTAAACAGCTTTGACGGAGAATGGACTTGTATGCCAGCGGCAAATCCCTGTGCTATGTAGTCGGATGTGCTCCGCGCCTGCGCAGCGGCGGCCTTTTCGTTATTGAGTAGCCCCTGCGCGTATCCCGTGAGTGAGCTGTAACCATATCCGCTAAAGACTTCGGAGAAGGAATCGTCCAAATCATCAAAGTATCCCAAAACCCTTTCGTTGACCATATCTCGGGTATTGGCAGGGGTAATCCACCCCAGAAATTTCTCCCACCACCCAGGTGACTCTTTTTGCGCCAAATTTTTGTATTGCGTATAAAAAGATTGCTGTATTGTATCGGCAACCTGTTGCATCTGAGTGTCGATAGCGCCTTGTTGCTTTATAGTATCCTTTTGGATGCTTTCGATGATTCCGCTGATATATTTGATGTCTTTGGCATCTGTAGCGCTCTTTTTGAGGGTTTCTAAATTGTTGATGAGTGCCGAATTGGCCTGCGCTACAGATTCTTTTGCAGCATCCGCTTTTTCAGCCATATTTTTAATTGCTGCGGCAAACTCATCCGCAGATTTAAAATTAAGGTTATCAATTGTGATGCTGCTTATAGCTGTTTTAAATGCTGTGATTTTCGGATCGGCTTCTGTGGTTAAATTTGCGATTTCGCGGTTGATCTCGAGCAACTGCTCCGCAAGCGCCGTTTTGTCGCCCTTGCCGCTCATCAACTTTTCGGTGAGTTCGTCGGCCTTGTTTTTTAGTTCATCTAATTTAGTTTTGCTGTTTCCCACCACTTTGTCTATCAAGCCCATTACTTCCGGGATCGAATAGCCGAGGGAAATTAATGTATCTCCAACGCTCCCCGCCAATGCACGGGTGATGTTATCATAAATCTTATCCAATATTTGCTTAGTGTTTTCTTCCAGGCATGCAAAAGCTTGCTGGATTTGCGGGACAGCCTCACCGACGCTAATGGTTCCGCGATCCATGCCTGATATCAATCCGTCGATCTCAGATGTGGTTTTTTTGATGCTTTCTTTGGCGTTGTCGATGATGGCCTGATTATCAATAATTGGCTGGTTAGCGTCCATGACGGCCTGTGTGATGTTCCCAAACCCCGCGGCAATGTCGGATATGCTCGTACCAACACCGTCATAAAAATCTTTTTTTAGCGCCTCCGCGCGGAGCTGCTCGTCTGCCTTAATGACACCATAGATCCCGGCCGCCAGACCCGCCACCGCTGTTGCAACAAGCCCCCACGGCCCAAACGTCGCATACATAACACCGCCCGCGGCCGCAGCCGTAGGACCGATTTGCAACAGGGCATCTTTAAGTGACAGGTTGCCCAGGGCATACTCTTCGACCGCGTTTTTGACAACGACAACCTCACCACCAAGGGCTGCGAGGCCAACACCCATCTTCACCATAGGATTCAGCCCACCCATAAAATGTTTGAAGCTACTCCACAGAGAGCTAAATCCATTCGCCAACCCCTTTAAGGGATTTCTGGTTATGGCAAACGAGGTTTTTGCATAGAGCAACGATTTTCCAAGTGCTTTCACGCCCTTGGAAAGCAAAGGCGATTTGCCCACTGCTGCCTTGGCCAACCCAAACCACTTGCTGATCTTGGCCGCACCAAACGCTGCGGCACCAACCGCCGCCACGCCCTTGATGGCCGGGCTATAGGTTTGGATCAAGTCTTTGACCTCACGCAGCTTCTCCCTGATCTCTTCCGCCCTTGCCGTAATTCTCGGATCAATCACATTATCCGCGTTGGACAGAGCACTATTGATCGGGATACCTGTGCTCATGCCGCCAGTGCTCCCGGTGGTATCGCTGCCGCTGCTATCACCTGTGTCGGCCTTCTCGATGACGTTCAGCTCGTCGATGCCGAGCAGTTGGCCTTTCAGTTCTTTTGCCTTCTTTGTGGCCTTCTCAAGCCCCGCAGAGACTGTCTGCGTGCTCGCGGAGAGCTGCTTGATCGGCGTTGGCTTGATGCCAAACAGTGCGGCCATGACCTGCCCTGCGCGTGTGGCAAGCACGGTCATTTTTTCAGCCAGTGCGGTCAGGTACGGCAACGCCGCCTGCAGCGCCGGGGCGAAAATTGAGCCAAGGGCACTGGAGAGCTGTTTTGTCTGCGCTTTCAGCGCCGCCTGCGCGCCGGCGAAAGTTGAGGCATAACGGGCCGCGTCGCCGGTCTGGAACGCGGTTTCCCGCATGAGACCTTCTACCGTGGCAAGGCGTTTTTCGGCCGCTGTGAGGCTCCCCACGCCCTTCCCAATGGACGCAGCATATTCTTCCCAGATGACGGAGAGGTTCTTTGTAACGCCAGCATTATCTACTAATACGCTGTTTTCATTGCGGATGCCATCCGTCGCGGACTTGACCGCTTCGCCCATTGTCAGGGACCCTTGCCGGGCGAACGCCGCCGAGTCTTTCAGATTTTGCAGGACGCTCTGCGTCTGGTCGTCCGTGTATCCAGCGGAGGATAAATTCTTGTAAGCCGTGTAGGCGTCTGCCAGGGGGATCAGCCCATCCCTTGTGTATTCTTGCAGCCAAGCCTTTGCCTGCGACACGTCCTTTCCTTGGGCGGCGAGGATGCTTTCCAGGCCGACCTGCGCCGCCTGCGTTTCCGCATAAGAGTCCGTTAGCTTCTTCACGGCCTTCGCGACGGCCGTGATTGCAGCAACAGCCGCACCGGTTTTCAGGGCTTTCAAGGCACCGGAGAGCTTGTGCGTACCTGCACTACCGGCCTCCGCCCGATCCTTGAGCTTCGTGCAGGCGTCGGACAGCTTATCTGTGCCTTTTCCGGCTTTCGATGCGTTCGTGCCGAGGCTATTGCATTTTTTCATCAGGCTATTGATCTTTGCGTCGATCTTCTCCATCTTGACGGAGATCACGACCTGTAATTCCTCAACGGTCAATGACTTTCACCGCCCCTCATTTTTGCGTTTTTCACGGCACTGTAAGCCGTCATACGGACTTTCATCACACGCCAATCCGTCTGCTGCTCCTGCGGTGGCTGGAACAAGCCGGGAAAAGCTTCATGCAGGGGCGGGTAATGCTTCGGATCATGTGCAGCAAATGCGATCAGATTGCCGAGCTTCCAAAGCATCGTAGCCTGCGACTTCGTCTGCTCCTGCTGGTGTTTGAGCCGGGTGGCTATGACCTGCTCAACCTCGCCGATGCTCATCTCCCAAAAATCATTTGGGGCAAGCCCTGCATCCAGCGCTTGCGGATACAGGGTTTCTATCAGTTCCGTTACAGTTCGGTAGGTTATTCCGTCTCCTGCTTCTTTTCCATCTCTTGCAGATCCTCCTGCGAAAAAAAACCGCTGACCTTCATGACCTCCAAGAGCAGATCGGCCTTCTCGCTGATCGTGCAGCCATTGTCCTCCATCTCGTCGATGAGATCATAGACCTTCGGCAGGGTCATCGTCCTGTGATATTTCTGGAGGGCCGCCCAGAGGATGACCGCGAAGGTTTCCGCCCGTGTGATGTTCTCTGGAGCCTCCAATAGCGAGAAGCCGAGGCGCTTCTCCGCTTCGATTTTGGATGCGGTGGTGAGTTTGAGTTTATATTCCCGGTCGTCAACAGCCAGGATGTAGAATGCCGCCATGTTTCATGACCTCCTTATTCGGTTTCAATTTCCGTTATCTCGCTTGTCGGCGTGATATTCGCCGTGAACTGCAACGCTTCACCGATGCCCTTGCCGGGCACAGATAGCGTCACTTTACCCTGCCACGCAAAGCCGGATTTGTCCGGGAACTCCAGCTGGAAATACTGTGTAGCGCCGGAATCCTGTGCGGTCTTCAGGATGGCGTAATTCGAACTCGCCCCCATGCCGGAATACAAAAAGTTGAACGCCATATCTCCGGGGTCCTTCAGGCCGGGAATATAAGTGCGGGACGTATTTTTCATGGTCGTGGTCTCGATCTTATCTGGCGCACCCATCAAATCGGGGAAATCCTGAAGATCAGGCACCTCGGTCAGGGATGAAGATTGTGCGCCCATTTTTAAAATTGTGCCGATGGTAGAAAGCCCATCCATAAAATCAGCTCCTTATCTAATTATCTGATGTAATTTCAATTCTCAGGCCCATGCAGGACCTGACTTTTGTTTTATTTGATGTAAAATTGTTTTGTCACATTGTCATACGCACCGCTGTACAGCAGAACGGAACGGTATGCGGGGATTGCGCCCGGCAATATCTCCTCCAGGTGGTTTAAAGTGCTGCGGGGTAAGCCAAGGGTAGCGAGCGCCGCATCGATCGCCCGATCAAACTCATTGCGCCGCTCTGGTGTAGGGGCCCAGACCTGTACCTGCACAGCCACGTTGGAGATACGGTCAACGCCGGAGGAGGTCGACGTGCGCACAGAGTTATCCATTTGCTTGATGCTGCCCAGGCCGTCGTCCAGCACGCGAAAATCCTGCGGGAAGCCCACGGACCATTTCATTCCGGTCAGGGTGGTGGTCAAGATATCGTATACAGTTTGTTCCATGTCAATCATTTCATTGCCTCCCGAATGCCTTTGCGGAGTTCAATCTCCAGATGTTTTACGATGCGGTCGCGATTATTGATCAGTGCGGGATAGAGGTACGGCTGTGCGAACTGGCCTTTCCAGTCCTCACGATAACCCAAACTAAGGGGTGCCTTCGGTGGGGACGGAGACGCAGCGCCCATCTGGCCGGTGCCGAACTCGACATACGGGGCGTATTCCACAATCGTACCGACCGTGCCGACGTATTCGCCCGAGGGCTGCCACGCAAAGCTCGTCTGGATGCTCTCGCGCAAATAACCAGTGTCAACCGGGCAGAGCAGCTTTGCAGCCGTCTGCACGGTCTTCGTGGCCTTCTCCACGCCTTTTTCCGTCGCCTGCTCCAGCTCACCGCCCAGCGATTGTAATTTCCTACGCAGGCTGTCAAGGCCCTTAATTTCCACGCTCATATATCCACCGCCTTTAGCAGATATCGGGTGTATGCGTCGAACGGCTGCACGCCGGCCACACGGTAAAATTGTCCGTTGCGCCGAATGAAATGTCCTTCCTCGACCGGCGGCGGGAAGGATGCCGTCATCACTGCATCCCGGTTGATGCTGAGGCCCCACTCCTGAGCTTTCAGGTCGTCTGTTACAAGCATAAAGTTGACCTGGTATCTTCCAGAGGGTGCATCGGCCGGCTGGGATGTGGGCGTTCCAAGCGAGCCGGACGAAGAAATGGGCAAGAAGTGTTCGACGGTTTTATCCTGGAACACTCTTGCCTGCATGTCTTTGAACTTATCGGGGATTATCATACTACCACAGCTTTCTGTAGGCGCACAGCGCCTGCATTTCGCTTTCTGTTAAACCAGAAGAGGGGACGCTTTCCGCCGCGTAGGCCTGGAAGCTCACGGATTGGCCGTTGTCGGACAGGCTCGAAACGCGCTGCGCGGCCTCTGCGGTGCCGACACCTTGCCGGCGGAACCGGTCGGCAGCAATTTCCACAACGATGGTGGGCATGCCGCCGATCAATTCCTGTTGCCGGGTAAACCGAAGCGCCTTTTCCTCGGCAGACCGCAGGAAAAAGCAAAGCTCCTCCCTTCCAGCGTTTTCGAATCCAATCAGGGTATATAAATCCTCCAGCATGCGCTCATGCAGTTCGTCCATTACCCCACCAGCTTCACGAGCAACTGCGTATCTAGCTCCTTGATGCCATAGATGATATCGAAGGATACTGTGTCTGTTTTGGTGTCCATGTCATAACCAAACACGACACGCACGGCCAGCCCGTTTGCGGATGCGATTGCCGCCTTGGAAGCGCCCATCGGAAGCTCCAGCTGTCGCGTAACCAGCGCCAGGCCGTTGCGATGGAAACCAAGGGAGTTGGTTTTGTTGATGAGCAGCGCGGCCTCCGCCGAAAGTGTTTTGTGAACCGGCTGATCAATCGCAACCTCGGCAACTGCGCCGGAGACCGCAGTCGCATCGGCAGCGAAACGATACATGTATCCATCAACGATAAAGCCATCGCCCTTTTTCACGGTAGCGGTAGCCGCTTTAACGTCAGACAACGCCACTTTGCTTTCGCCTGCGGTGGCCGTGACTTTGTACTCGGTCGCGGTGCCAGCGGCATCAGCCAACGTATCCGGTGCGTTCTGGGACATGTAGGTATCCATTGTGTAGATACGCCCCAACTCCGCCTCGCGTAGTGCCTGACTGTCGCCTGCATAGGACACCTTGGACATGTTGTCCGTCAGCGCATACCGGTATTTGTGCGTGGGGTGCAGCACCAGCCTGCGATTTGGGATAGGTGCGGCGACCAGATCAAGTGCTTTCCCGATATCGCCGATATCCTTCAAATTTGTTGGGCTCGATGTTCCCGTGATTGTCTTCCCAGCCTTCGCGACGCCGACGGCCAGCAGGTCGCTGTCCACTGCCTGCGCGATTGCTTGCATTGCCGGGGTTACCACCTGGCTGGAGAAATCCTGGATATTAAGGGTCAGTTCCCGGGATGTTACATTGACCGTCACATCACGAAAACGGTCGAGCTTGACTTCCGTGCTACCCTCCGTCGCGTCCTGTGCTGACACGTGGCCAGTGAAGTTTTTGGCAATAAACTTCGCGGGCTTGCGGATGGTGATGGTGTCGCCCACCTTGACAAACTCTTTCGAGTAGTCCCGGTGGACAAGCCCTGACATAACCATACTGTTTTCCAGCACCATTAGTGCTTCGTTCGCAATGATGTCAGGGGTCAAAAATTTGTTGGGCATAAATCATACTCCTTTACTACTGATGTTTCTCACGCCATTTTTTGTAACCGGCGTAATCCTTGGGCGGTTCTCCCTCCTCCGGCGGCTCGTTTCCGCCGCCTGGATCTCCGCCCCCTATAATGTTGGTTTTGACGGCCTCGAAAAGATACGGCTCACTCTTTTTCAAAGCCTCAAGGTCCAGCCCGTCAATCGTGCCGTCGTCCTTCAGCTTCAGCTTGCCGTAGTCCAAAAAGGCCTTGACTGCCTTTGTGCTACGGCCCTTCGCGCCGATGATAGCAACATCCAGCGCATTGTCTAGCCGTAGCTTCGCGGTATCGTCGTCGTACTTTTGCTGGAGCGCGGCAAGATCGGCTTTGAGCTTTTCCACGTCGACACCATCGAACTTCTTCACGGTATCCTGTAGCTGCTTGATGGTGTCGTTTGCCGCCGTTACCTTCTGCGTTTCGGCAACAGTAAGGGCTTTTTGCGCCTCAATGTCTTTGCCGTTTTCCGCCATGATTTTATCAATGGCCTCTTTTTCGATTCCAAGGGATTCCAAAAATTTTCTTTCCATGCATGCCTCCTGCGGCTACGCTTTTTACGGGGTCGCGTCCCGTACCGCTCCGCCGTTTACGCCCGCGGTCAGCGGATTTTTGTATAACAAAAGGACGGCGCAAAAGCTGCGTCGCCCCTGTTAGCGAGATTCATAATTTTAAGTGTTTTGGAGATTAACAGACGCATAGCAGCACCGGCCATTTTGCCAAGCGCCGCACTCCTGTTTCAAACAATCCTCCAATTCAAAAATATACTGATCTATTTGGCTCCCCCTTTCGGGAGACTGTGAACCCTCATCGTACTTCTGCGCCCAGCGCTGATAATGCGTCTCGGATTTTCGGTTGTATGGGCATTTCATAAGATCACCTCAAAAACGGCATAAAGAAAGAGAGGCCTGCACCCGCAAGTCTCTCTTCGCTTATTGCTCGATGATGAATTGATGAAGTTCCCGGATCGTCAGATCAAGCGGCTCGATGCCCTTTTCACGGCAGTAGGCGAGGATCTTCCGGTAATCGTAGTGTGTTTTTGAATCAAAGAACGGCGAAAGGTATCCGCCAGCCTTCTCTGCAGCTTCATCTAAAGCTTTCATCGCTTCCATTTCCTGCTCAGACATTTTGGTCACTCCTCATCAAAAGTATAAATTCGAAGCAGCCTCGCGGCGGCTTCCTCGTCGATAATCATACGGTAAGGGTGCGCGATCCCCAAGAATTGAGCGCCTAGCGCTTCCTCGTAATGTCGGACTAAATCCGCGTTCTTTGCATCCAAAAAGACAAACCCACCATAGCCCTTCTCCATAGATTTTTGCGCGGCGATCGCAAACAGATGACCGCCTACGCCCTCATAGCGCTTGGCCTTTCCTCGATTCCACGGGGCGCTCTCCGCAATATGCGCATAAACAGCTTTATCGCGTTCCTCATATTGCAATGCAATCATGCCCTGGATTTCTTCGCTCCCGGCTACCGTCAGTTTGTAGATGTCGTCAGCTGCGAGATCTGGGTCAGTCCAGTTAAATAACCAACCGTCTTTTGATTTCGCACTTTTTAAATCGCTGGAAATTGCCTTTGAAAATGTAGTTTTGACAACGTTTCCCGTTGAAGTATCAACCAGACACGGGGTAAGCGCGTCAATTGCAATGTCCATCTTCATTGCATCACGTCCTGCTTGTATTATACCACTATTCTTCGGTTTTGTATAGTTTCCGGCTTTCCATTCTGCCCAAGAGAGATCTGCCGGGACGATTTTTGCTGCACCCGTCTTTGGGTCTCTTGCACGCCTTCTTAAGCCCTCTAGGCCAAGCTCATCGAAATATGCGACAGTCGTGCAGCGGTCATTCGGGTGCATCGGTGGATAATTGACCCCTTCTTTTGCTTCCTCTACCGAGAATACTTTTCCGTCCAGCCTGCCGCAGACAACGCATGTACGGCTGTCTAGCGTAGCGAGAAAGGCATACTTTTCGATTTCTGTCTCCTCGTAGGAATGGAGCTCTGCCGCGTTATACGCCCGACTGGCCTCCGTGCGGACAAGCCTCGTCGCCGCATACTTCCCGGTCTGCATCACATCTTCAATCTGCTTCGCCATGCGCGGGACGCTTGCCCCGGAGATGATACCTGACGTAATAACCTTCTCGGCTTCCTGGGCCAGCATTTGCGTATTGCGCCATACCCGCCGGCTATAGTGAGCCCCGCTCCACGCCTCGCCCAGTACTGTTTGAATGGCCTGCTGCGGCAGCTGCGTGAAGGAAAATGCAAAGCCGGTGCCGATTTGCGTATCAAAGATAGAACGGTAATAGGTGTGCTCGTAAGATTTGGATATGACCTTGCCAGTCGTTTCAATTTCCTTGTCAGATACCTTTGCCATCTCCGCATAAACCTGCTCCCGCAGTGCCTCCAGTCGGTTGATCCGCGCGGCGTAGGCCGGGGCATTCAGCCGGTTAAGTGCTTTGCGCCGGAGCTGTGGGTCCTTGATCTCCTTCAGGTCATCACGGAGCTTGTTCAGCACTTCTTCGGTTTCCCGGACGTTGAGCAGCTTCCGGGCCTCTGCCTCCGTCAATTCGCCGTCCTTTGCGTATCGGGCAAAAATCCGCTTGACATCCTCCGTAATCTGCCGGGCCGCTCGGTCATAGGCGGGAAGAATGTCTTTCACAATCTCCCGGTTTGCAATTCTTCGGGCCTGCGCTTCTCGTGCCAGCGCCCGTTTTTCCCAATAATCCGAGGGCTTCATTCATCTTCACCCTCTCCCGGCGGGACGTCGCCGTCCAAAAAGCGTTTTGCTGCTTCCTCCCGCTGCTTTTCGAGGTCTTTTAAGGCCTGATTGACATCATCAACAAACGGATGCTTTGCCAGCAGGATTGTATCCGGAACAATCCCCTGCGACTGCTGGATCATCGTTACGGTCTCCGCGTCGTTTGTGATGATCGTCTTATTGACGTCCACCCTGATCAGGGCGCTGTCATACTCTGTGCCCTGTTTTAGGTTGATATCCTGCGTGATGAACCACATGAATTGCTTGAGCGCCCGCTTGAGCTTGATAACCATCATGTTTGCTTTTTGGTCGAGCGGCGTGTAAAGGAATTTGAGCGCCACGCCGGAGGGCGCCGTCGCGAATTTATCGGCGGTCGTATCAATCGCCATGCCGAGGCTGTACATGTCGCTGCGCAGCATATCGAGCCAGGCAAGGCGCTCCTGCACGCCCAATGTGACCTGTTCGGCGCTGACCTTGCCCTGCGGGTCGGAGATGCTGACCGCCTTGTTCATTTGCAGCTTGCGCTGGATGGCTTTTGCTGTCTCTCCGCCGTAGCCCTGCACGATCCAGTAGAGCTCAACCAAATCAATTTGGTTGTTTGTACTGGCGGAGGATATGAGGTTGTATGCATCCTGCAAGCCCTTGATCCGCGTCAAGTCGCTCGTATGCCGCCCGTTGTTATACAGCGGGATAAACGGCACCCGCCCCCATCCGTGCGGCTCCCGGCGGGTGACAAGGCCATTGGTAATGGTAATCCGGTACCAATGTGCGGAGGGGTTTGGACTGCGGGCCAGATCAAGGATATATTCCCCTGACTCGGATTCCTCGTAATAGGTGACATCGTCTTTCGTCCACCACTCAACTTTCTTGCGCAGCGTTTCTTTGCCATCGGCCACTACTGCGACCGAGTAGTAGCGGATGAGCTCAACAAGCTCTTTTTGGCAGACCGAATCATAGAAGGGAATGACCTCTTCCGCGGGTGTGACGACATATTGCAGCATGCCCGCCTTATCGTAATAAACGTGTAGCCACTCTACACCCTTGTTACTCGCACCGGTAACGTAATCATTGAGCGTATCCGCAAACTCCTCATCCGACGTAACGGCGGTGACTGCGTCCTCAAAGGACTTCAACTCTGAATGATCTTCCGCGCCCTCCACCGTGACGCTGGGCGGCTTCCCGACGATGTATGCAGTTTTCTGATCCACCTGCTGCTGATAGATGTTGTGGACATTATGGTGGTTGGAGTTGTTCTCGTTCGTGATGAGGTGTCCCGAGCGGTCAATCCCTGCTGCTGTCTCGACCTCGTCATAAACCCACGACTGCCGAAAATCATGTTGCAGGATATCGTGAGCACCGTCGTAATACTGCTTACCAACAGCCATGTATCGCTTTGCAGGGTTCGCATCCTCATCTTTGAGGATCTGCTTAATGATATCGCTCGTGCTTAGCCTGCCCTCAGCGGTCAGCTTTTGCTTGATGAGTTCCATGTTGGTGATGTACATAGCATTACCTCACTTGCACATTGATCTGATCATCCTGCGTCGCATAACGGACGGCATCGATGGTGTGGTTGCCCCGGTCAGGGTAGGCGGCCTTGAAATTGCCGTCTTTGTCCCGGTCAAGCTCGTAGCCGAGGAATTCCCGCGCCGCATTCGGGCAGCGCTGGTCGTCAATGATAATTTCTTCAAGGTCCCGCAGCCAGTCAACTCCGTGTTTCACGCTGTCCGGCCCCTTGCGGGCGCCGATCACGCGCAAGCCGTATTCGTACATTTCCGCGATGCTCTTCGGCTCTGCGCTATCCGCGACGATCTCCTGATTGCTCGTATTCTCCGCCCGGATCAGCACAGCAGCCGCCCGATTGCTCATCTCAGCCTTGTACAGTTCGTTAAAGATGTACAGCCGCCGCCGGGTCTTATCGTAGTGGCAAACGATATATGCCAGCGGATCCACCGCATAGCCCCAGTCGAGGCCGCGACGGATCCGGTCGAATCGTTTGATTGCATCGTCGGTGATTCTGCGCAGCGTGACGTTTTTAAACACTTCGCCTCCGGTACCGGTGACTTCGCCAAGGTATTCGTGCCGGTAGCGTTCTGGCTGCGTTTTCTGGAGATGGCGGGCCTCGATGAAAAACTGTTCGCCCAGCCAGCTGGCTGGAATGCCCTCGTATGTGGAGTGGTGGACCAGACGGTCCGGCCGGTTGGCACGGACTTCCTCGTTGACCCAATCCCGGACGGATTCTGGCGGGTTGTATGTATAAAAGACCGTAAAGCGTTGCCCGCCGCGCATAAGAGACTGGTTGATGCTGCGTGTCTCCCGCATTCCTCCGAACTGATTCCATTCCTCATACCAAATGTAGCGGAAATATCCGAAGGGCGGCTTGATGGATTTGAGTTTCATGGGCTCATCGGCACCGCGGAACAGGACCGTCTGCCCAGTGGGCGTGTATGTTAGCCGCAGGGGGCTTTGATTTGGTCGGAAATATTCCTGCGCGCCCAAAGCCGATACGGCCCAGAGCATCTGCGCAAAAACAGAATCATGCAGCGTGTTCCCGACCTTGCGCAGGATGACTGCGTGTGCATCGGGGTGCTGCATGATCCCCAGAATAATTTCAATCGATGTGAAGGAACTCTTTGTGCTTCCGCGCCCGCCCTTGAGGACGTAGTGCGTATGACCGTCTGCTTTGATATCCCGATGAAGCGCGTAAAACGCGGGTGCAATCACCTGGTTAAGTTTAATCTCAGCCACCGTGGTCACCTATGTTATCGATGATGACGGGCGTATCGTGAGAAACTGAGAGTTTATCCGTAAACATTCCAATGTGCTTACCAATCAACTCCAAGGCCCTCTCTGCGCCTTTACTGTCGAACACATATTCCCCAGATTCCACTTTGCACTTTAGTTCCGGGTCCCAGACCATCACTGGGACAGCGGCCATGCTCTGATCGAGCGTTTCTTTTAACTTGAGGATCACCCAGTCGGCGGAGATCGATAGCCTTTTGACCTGCTCCGCCTGCAATTCCCGCACGCGCGAAAGAACCTTGTCATTCCTTAGCAGCCTTGCCGCCTGTGTTTCCGCTGATTTCTCTGAGTAGCCGGCGCGGGCAGCGGCCTGCTTCCCGTTGTAGTCGATGATATATTCCCTGCAAAAAAGCTCCTGCCGTGGCGTAAGCTGTTCGGACACTGTCCTCACCACCTCATTTATAATTTATATCGGTACAAAAATAGCGAACCGCCTGAGGGAAGGCAGTCCGCTGGTATTGGTTTAGTTGCCGGTTGTGCCCCACCGGCCCGGGTTGCCTGACTACGCACTACCGTGGACTTTCGGCTTGCTACGGCGGCGCAGGTGTTGAGCCCGCCTTGAATAGGGCACCGGCCTACCGCCTGTATCTGTCCCCGGTATT